AACACACCTGGTGAAAGTTGGAATGCCATAGATTTCTCCTTAACGTGTTATTATACTATGGTTTTGTATTCTATACACTATTTATAAAATCGCTCTTTTTCAAGGGGTATATCATCCCACCATTGCTGCTTTATCTTATCCATGTAATGGCTCATATCACCTGTAACCCATAAGTCGCCATGAACCACCTCAGCAGTTGCTTTTTCAGGAACCCCAGTATTTAACATTCCAAACGGTGTCAATTCTTCTTCAATTTGTTTCAATTGATTTTCAAACAATGCATTACGTAGATTGACGTTAGTCAATTCTTTAAAATAAGGATCTCGACTTGCCCATGCTAATAGAACAAGTGTCATAACCAAGTCATCATGGTATCCTTCATCAGCAGTGTATACCCCGCCTCGCACTTCAATGAAGGTAGACAACTCAGAGATTATATCCTTATCGAAGATCAGTAACTTCTTTGACTCAATCAGCGTTTTCAGATTTGAACATCCAATACGTTTAACTTGTTTTGTAGTTCGAACACCCAAAAACGCAGAACCCTTGAATCCGCTGGTAAGAAACTGACCTTGCTTTGTTGATGATCCTACTCTAAATATATTCTCATATTCCAGTTCAGAATGCAAGATATCTGCAATCTGTTGACCGATGTCGTTGATCTCAATGAGAACATATGCGTTATTAAAATCCTTTGCTACTTTATGTATAATATCAGGATATAGTAAAGGACTGATTACATTGTTGCGATATTTCCCGACTACCTTATACGGGACAGTGGTTACATCAGTAACAGTGAACGCCGAGTAGTCGCCGCCCACACCACGAGAAGTATCAACTATAACTACATATTGATGATCCTTTTGCGGTTCTTCAAGAATATCCAATCCATCATCAGTTGTGAATACATAAGGTGTTGGTGACAATGATGCAATTACATCACCGGCAATCAAAGACGCCGATGATCCGATGAATGAGCAAAGTACCTCTTGATTGAACTTCAACTCGCCAAGTAACTTACGCTGATCTTCTGCCCATTTCTCATCGCGGTCAGGGTGTTCTGAATAATGCACACGCAGGGCAACGAACCCATTTGTGCCTTGTTCAGCATCATTCCAAAACTTCCAAAAGTGATTGTAACCTAATGGGGTCGAAGTCAGAATGATCTTAGTTGTTGAACCAGCAGAAACAACAGGATACACAGCAGTAAAGAATTCTTCAGCGATGTTGTTGGGGATAATAGCTGTCTCGTCAACATACAGTAAGTTTACTGATCGACCACGAACCCCCGACTTACTTGTTGCAGCAGTAAAAACAATCGATCCGTTTTCTAGTTCAATGTCCCCTTTGTTCCATGTTTTGATACCCTGCTGCAAAAACAACGGAAGGTTCTCATACATTAATTGATAACGAAACAAAATCTCTCTTGCTGCAGCAGCTTTGTTTGCTAGAATCGCAACTGTTTTGTTTGATTGGAATAAAGTGTACCAAAGAATGTAGCCCGCAACAACTTGCGACTTGCCCATCTGACGGGGCTGCATACTAATAACCTTACGGTTATTTTGTATCACATCGATAAAGTTTTTCTGATAGTCGTATAATGAAAAAGGAATCAATCCTAAGTCAAGAGAAACTATCTTACAATATGTCTCGATGAAGTATGCAGGATCAGAAGCGCAACGAACAAGTTCTCTAACTTGCTCTTGACTGAATTGTATCGGATACCCGACTTGCTTTAATCGTGTATTTCCGTTATAACTATTCTTAGTTTGAATCAATTGTCTTTACATCTTGTTGCTTAATCATTCGCAACAAGTCCTCCGTCGATCCTGCAAAAACAATATTATTCTGTTGCCCGATTTGTGGCATAGCTTCTTTTGTGGGTTTTTCGATGTCTTGTTTTTGTTTTTGCAATGCCAGCAAATCCTTTGCAACATCGGAAACCGTTTTCATAATTTGACCTGTGACTTCGTATGCACGAGGATGCTCTGAACTTCTAGCCAGCATCAAGGCATCATCCAACGCAGATGATCCCTTAGTAATGACTTCTCGCAATGTTCTTCTTGCCAGATCATAATCATCTTCAATATCATTTGATACCAAGACAGGAACATCTTTCTTGTGTTCTTCAATGTTGAAGATTTCGTTTAACTTTTCCATCAATCAAATCCTTCAAATGTTTCTACATATGTAATCACATTTGCAGGTTGAGCGTTAGCGGGAGAAGTTGTAACAGTAACTGTTCCAATCAAATTGCCCATCGTAGGATCTGAATAAACAGATGTTTGAGTACGACGAATAACACCTTGCTTCGAAGTGGGTCCAAAGAAGTTTGTTTTAAGAGTAAAAGATAATGTCCAAATGATTGCTCTACGATCATTGAAACTGCCATCATAAGAATCAGAGAAGTCAATGTTATCTAAAACAATCGGAATATCATGATTGATATTCATATCCGGAACTGCTTTTATTGTCAGATTATAATCCGGATTAAAGTATGGAAGTATCTGTTCGATGATTTGCAATCCGTCATCGCTGTTCTTTACATACACATACAAGTTTAGTTGAATGTTGTAAGGCACCGGCACAAACTGAGAAGTTACTATGTTATTTGAAACAGTGACTGTTCTATTTTTTTGTGTGCTGGCAAGTTTTCTTGTGGGATCATAACTGACCTTAACAATCTCAAATGACATGCGCGGCAGTGTAATCTGTACATTTCTGCTGTCTGAATCGGGTGCTTGGTCAATACGTGCCAGAAACTTTTGACGAGGTGCATAAGCCAGAGGAACTTTGATTGAATGCACAACATTGCCTGAAGCATTCTTACGTTCAATCTCGATGTTATTGAACATATTGCCGAAAGCGATGATACTCTTTCGAATCGTACCCCAGTAGTAACTTCCGTCTGTTAACATTATCGATTAAACACTTCGCCAAAAGGATTTTTTTCTGTAAAGTCGAGAATATCAGATATGCCTACATCAAAATCATCGTTTTGTGCGATAGGATCTTTTGTATTGATATCATAGTTCTCAAATGTTAAACCACTATCACTGTTTTCATAAGTCAAATATGTGCCATCCTGTAGTTGCAAATCAAATGTAAGCAAGTTTTGATCTCGTTTATCTATAATCTCATCAATTTCACGAACTTCAGTGTTGACATCTTCGTGACTATAACGGAACAATTCACACTCTAACTTGTAAACGTAAAGTTTTCCGACTTGAAAGAACGGATCTTGTGTTTGCACAAACTGAATTTCAAAGAAAGATTTTGTCAAAGGGAAGTAAAGCAAGTCGCCTTCTGCAGGTCTTTCTACAAGAACACTTGCCTTCTTTCTTCCAACAGCCTCTTCCCATCGTCTACGAGCGACAATAAAAGTCGCTGTGTTTTGAATCTCCAATCCAAACTTAGTCAAAAGCTGATCACCACCGAAACCTGTTGTGTTTTCCAGGTATGCCTCGAGAGGAAACGCATCTTCATACTTATTAATTGGATCTTCGTTCAGTATGATGTCACGATTGACTGCAACTCGAGGAATGTAAAAGCAATCAAACCCATAAATCTTTAGACATTCGATGATAAGATCCTCGTGAAGAAGCGATTCTGAACGCTTCCCCATCGGAATACCACTCTGAAAATAAAAATTTGTGGGCATTTTACTATTTGTATTGATTATTGATTGACATGGGTGTACAATTGCTTTGTTGCGAATGAAGAATGACTAATCAATATCTTAACCAGTGATAAACATTGGTGGTAGTTCAAATCGCGATTGCATTTCTTCTTCGATTTGTTGGATTTCCTGTAATGCTTCTTCGTAAATCGGTTGCCCATTCAGCGTAACACCGCCAGGCAATTGAACTCCGCTAAATTTCTTCAAGTTTTCACCCCACTGACGCTTAATCAATGACGTTGCATACCTCTTTAGAAACATATCATCATAAACATCTGTGTAGGTTGCGGGATCTAGAATACGATAACAGTTTACGATTAAGTAATCATTTATACCCGCATCACGTTCCCAATCCATGTCAACATAAAGTCGATTCATGTGTCGATTGAAACGGAATGGTTTTTGACCAACAAGAAGGTCATTGATAAGTCGCAGATGATTCTGAACCATGTTATAGTGAATCATATCGACTGACATTAGATTGTAAAGATCCTGCACCAACATTTGGTATCGAATGTCGAAAAGATTGATACCTGAGGTGCGATCAAAGAAGGGAAGGACGTTCTTGATACCTGCTACCGCATCAGAAATGTCAAAGTATTTGTTATCGAACGATCCCTTTGTGAAGGATGCTACAACAGCGCTGTTGCCGCCTGAAGCAGTGATCGTTTCTCCGGCAACGAATGACTTATCTTCTGTTGTCTTGAACGCAAAGATAACATTGCCATTATTGTTTGATTGAACTGTACTTACAACACCGCTTGTTTGACCCGTGAGGACCTCTCCCACCCCAAAAGTATTTGCGGTTGATGTGGTCAAAACAATATTTGATGCAGTGACTTGAGCTTTTAGATAAACTTCTTCGACTGCATCATAATGATACTCACGATAAAATTGAAAAGCATCGTCGATGCGATCTTCTACCTGATCGTCATCGACGTTGATCTCAATAACCGGATGTCCTAATCTACGTAG